GCTGGCGGAGCGGGAGGGATTATAGTTATTGATTATAAATATATTTATGGATATAATGTTCAGCTTTTTGTACAGTTCCTTTCTTCTACTGCGGAGCCAAACCGATAACGGAACAACGCATTCATGACGCGGGCCCGGTCTGCTTTTGAGATATGGGGAGGCCGGGGGCTACCCACGGTCACAACGTCAAACCCAGCATATTTTTCTGGAGTGACCGCAACACTGAACCAGTTCCAGGCCGACCAGCGCCCTGCCCTGTTTTGCGGTGTCCATGGGGGGATGATTTTCCCTTTACCCACACCGAACAGGTCAATGACCGTGCGTCCGATGGTAAGATCCTCCGGTGCGTTGGGGGGGAGTTCTGCCTGCATCAGCACTGCTGCGGCTCGTTTGGCGGCCAGTCCGGTCATGGCATAACACAGGCCGTAGAATTGCCGGCTATCTGCGCCCGATGCGCACCAGTGAATACCGGAACCAGCCATGTCCCTGATCCACGCTCCATTGAGCAGCGCCGTGTCGGAGTCAATTTTGACAACGATGTCGTCGTCCGCCGCATCTCTGGCCAGCGTGGAAATAATACCCCTGACGCATTCGGGGCCGTTGAGGTTGCCGTTGCGCTCAAAAATGCTTTGACGATACCGCGCCCCATACGCTACAAGAGCCCTCCTGGCCTCCGGGGGCGCCGGGACGGCTTCATCGTCCACAACGGTAATCACGGATTCAGGGATGGCCGCCTTGGCGCACCGAACGCATGCAATAGCTTCGTCCGCATCTCCACCATAGGTAAATAGATAGATTCTGATCATGACGGGCCGTAGGGATAGAAGGTTCCGCCGAACACGGGCACCTGGATCATGCCGAGGGCATATTGCGTTACCTTGTCTCCATCGATGTCGGCTACATGGAAGGCGTAGTCAAACGCGACGTTGGGTTTTTCAGTATTGAGGAAAATTGGATATACCGGCCCGGGAATGCCGGAAATATCCCAGGTGTCCAGTTTCGCGTCTTGGTCAAAGTGGAGGTTCAGCCATACTTCCCCCGCCGTGACCGGGATTTTCACCCAGGACGATCCGGATCCGGCGCCGGCCGGATACATTCCCAGGAACGAGCCGTTGAGGTAGATGGCGCCGGGTTTGATACTCGCACCGGTGACAGCTCCACTGGTGTCCTTTTCAAGACGTATTTGGAATCCGTATTCAGGAGCCGGCTCGGAAGATCCGGTGGATGCGGTTATTTGCTGACTGATGGTCGGGGATTCTGGCTTGGGGTCGTACGTCAGGTCGCCGGGTTCGGGCGCGCCCTGCATGTTTTCTAAAGAGGAAGATTGCCGAGATATAGCATTTACTTGATTTAGTTCCAATAAATCTTCGACTCCAAGTTGGTTTGCTGCCCCATAGGCAAGAGTAATAACGTCTGTCTGTAAATCATGGCTGACAGTCTGGACAAGCGTGTTGATGTTTTCCCATTCAGGGTTTCCTCCGGTCAGCGATACGCGCCGTCCCATATACTGCCAGTTTTGAGCGCCGCCACGAGCTGCGAAGGCGATGTCCCCATCGTAAGGGAGTTCTTGCATGGATTCCCATACGGCCCGGGCAATGTCCGCATATGGCACGCCATCAGCAGGCTCGTCGCCGCCATCATCCTCATTGGAGGGCTGCTCGCCGTTGTACATGCCATCGATCGGATAAGTAGAGTAGGCGCGGTCCATCGTGACCAGGTCAACGGCAAATTCCTGCCAGTACACCGTGGTGGTACCGATGGTGCCGATGTTTTTGAATTTATCCCTCCACTGGGCAGGAGCAGATTCCGGGATGCAGAGCCGCTGCTTGATGGTAGTCTTGCACCATTTAGGGTTGAGGGCCTTGGTGTGGATTTGACCTTCGACCAGTTCAAACCCTGTTGCTGATGTGTCATATCCTTTCGGCTCATCCTCTCCGCTTGCTCCATCCCATGCCTTTCCGGTGATAGACGGCGCCGCATACGGTATTATTTGGTTGGCAGCCTCAAGCTCTTGCATCCACGGGAAGTGACGCTCCCAGAAACTGGTGATCATGCTGGATTGGTTGATCTGGCGGCCGCGGATTTTCATTCGCTGGTAGGCCAGACTGCCCGACCTGGTGGATGACACAGGAACGGGCTCGGATGCGGCAGAGCCGTCTGAGTTGTATTTGGAGTAATAAAAATCAGAGGCAACCCGGTAAACAATGGAGTGGGGGAGCGTAGGATCGCCGTCAGCCGGATATCTGGAGAGGTAAGAGACATTGTAGCCGCTGCTTCCACTGGTGTCTGCGACAATGGCGACGCAAGGCGGCACAAGATCGCCGCGAGGAGAGAGGGAAACGTCAATGCTCTTGACGGTGTCCGTGGGCTGCAAGGGCATCGATATAGGCTCCAAAGAGTCATAGTCCGTGATAATGAGCTTGGGCTGATTGCCGCTGTAGTCGTAGTAGCTGACCATGCGAGGAGACCATCGACGGATAGATTGAAGCAGGCTGCCTATGGTATCGCATGAGGCATTCCAGGGGATTATTAATTTGTCGTCGTTGATCCGCAGTTCATACGTGGCCGGGTGGTGCTTGGCCGTGTCTAATACCCCTTTAATGGCATCGCTGATTTTGGCTTTGGGGATGACGTTGTCGGAGGCATAGAGATTGTAGACAGGCCGCCATCCGCCCTTAAGGGCATAGCAATTTTCCAGGTAATACCAAGGGTCTGAGAAAACAATTTTCCAGGATCGCGCTTGCCCGCTGTACACTTTTTCGACGGAGGACACTAATCCTACCAGGATGGCAACGCCATCCCTAGATATGGAGACTGTGTCAAATTGATTATACGGCAAAGTTTCTCCGAGCGTCCGGACAGGATAAATCGCGGTAATGGTGGAAACGGAGAAACTTTGTTGGTCGTGGATAAGGCTCGACGGCTTGAGGGCCAGCAAATCGTCTATGGTAATATTATGATTCCTGAGTTGTCTAGATTTTGGGTGTTAATAATATTAGTATGTTTTTTGACTCATACTACCGGTCTTTATTTTTTTGTAAGTAAAACATATAGTGTGTACCAAAGAATACTTGCTATGATACCCCCAAAAATATAATAAAATCCTAAGTCTATAATTCCTCCCGCAATGCAACTTACTCCCATAAATAGCCCTCCACCAATCGAAAATATGCATAATAGTATTAATACTGCTTTCAAAAGAGAATGGGGGTGATTTTTACAATGATTAGAACAAATTGTATTTGTAACTAGAGGTGTTACTTTGTTATTTTCTCTTAATAATTCTAACGTAAATAATAAATCATCTGCTGGAAACCATCTTTCAGTTCCTTCTGCACAGATCGGAGTATCGCTATCTATTATAAATTGATCACGTAAAGTCTCAAGCTCTTGAAGGGAATAAGGTCCTTCAATATCTGAACTTTTTGCTACAAAATATTTCATAGCTTTTAAATATATCAAATAAATGTCTTTATCAATCAAAATCTATCGACGCCTCAATCCTTTAACATTATTTTGAGCCTGAGCTAAGTCTCGTTTCATTTGTTGAATCTGATCTTGTTGTGCCCTTAATTGAGAGGATTGTTGATTTAAAAGTGAGAGAGCCTCCCTCATATTCCCGGTTAGTCCTCTTAGGATTGTTTGATTTTGTATACCCTGCTGCCTCAAAGCATCCCTGAAAGCCACTCCAATTTGATCATATTCTCTAGAGTCAATTATTCCATCTGATAAAGCTATTTTAACTTGATTTCGAATTGCTTCTGAAGCAGCTCTCACCATTGCTTTTTGTTGATCGTTTGCTGATTTACCAGCATCAGCTGCTAATTGGTTTATGTTAGACTCTAGATTATTCTTAATATTGAGTTCTCTTTCTTGAGCTTTTTCTATTTGTTCTTTTAACTGATTAGCTCTTCCCTGCTTATCTTCTCGCTCATCAAAAGTATTTACTCTTACATATCTAATCTTTTCTCTTATTCCTCTAATTTCTTCAATATTTTGAATGTCAGTTTCTTTTAATGGAATTTCTTTATCTAAAGATTTTAAAGTATCTGATAAATCAGCAGCTGATTTTTCTAACTCTAATTGTTTTTTTGTGAGCGAATCAAGAGCGACTTGATATTCTTTTGTTCTATCTAAATCAGTTTTCCCTTCCCCATAAGAAGGAGCAAATTCGACGCCTGCATTTTGTAAAGATAACTGTGCTGCTTGTATTCTGGATGAAGCCCTAGCGTTGTCTTTAAATAATATATCATATTCTTTTTTATATTGTGCCGGGTCTATTTCCAAATTATTCATTTTATTATCAAGAACTTGCATTCTTCGACGAGTATTGCTTTCTTCTCTTAAACTAGAAGACATTTCTTCTAAAGAAGGCAAAGACCGTATTAAATTAAAAAAATTACTTAATTCAAGTCCTATCTGCCCTAATGAATATTCTGCTTCAGAACGTCTTTCATCTAAAGATTTCAATTCGTTTTCGGCAATTAATAATTGTGCGTTTTCTCTTCTTCGTTCAAATTCTTGATCTATTTCAAGATTTTGTCTATCTCTTTCTCTTTTAGTGATACGTCCTTGTTCAAACTCTAACTCTGTTTGAGCTTTTTGCAAATCCAAATCAGCAGTTTTTATATTCTCACGATTTGCTATTTCACGTTTTCTTAAATTTAATTGATATTCTATTTCATCTGTTTGTTTCTTGTACTCCTGCGTTATTCCTTCAACATATCTTTTATATTCTTGATTAACCGTATTAGATAAATTTTCTTTATTGGCATTTTGAATAAATGTAATACGTTCTCTTTCTGCATCACGAAGAAAATCAGCAATCTCTTTGCTTCGATCCTTCATCTTCTTGGAAAGATCGTCCGTCTTGTCAGCGCTGTCGGAAAGCCACTCATAGAGTTTTGCGCCGGCAAGAGTAGCAAGGGAGATGGCCCCGGCCAGGCCGGCCCCGCCGCCGAAGCCTATTACGAGTCCCGGGATGTTATTGAGAATACCTTTGATGCCATACTGCACGTCATCCATGAAGTAAGCGACCTGAAGCATTCCCTGCCCCATTCTCTTGACGCTTCTGGTAGCCTGTTGGCTGCCTTTGTCGAGCTGTTCCGTTGATTTGTTCAGCGAGTCAATTTGCTGCTTGGCTTCTTGCACACCCTTCCCGTCCAGAGTGGACTTGAGATTGATTTCAATTTCTTTCTTGGTTGCCATGGTAGTGTTTGTAAGTGGTTAGTGTAGGTCTTTGGATTCTTCTATAACGAAGGCAGGCAGTTCGCCCGCCGTGAGGCTGGCGCGAGCGTCTTCCACCCGCTTCTGGAAGTATTCCAGCAGCATTATGTCCCGGAAGATGATGCCGAAGGCGGTGGGAGGATTGACCGCGGCTTTTTCGGCAGCGGCAAAGATGCTTGCCTGAAGAGAGCGCGCGGCTTGCTCCAGATGGGGGTTCTTACGGCAGGCTTCTGCGAATTGCGCGGAAATCCCTTCCAGGCCGTTTTCAGGATTGTTTGATTGTTGTTTTACAGTCATGGTTATTAGTATGTTAAGCTGTTGTTACCCAATATATTCAATGTCCAGGGACATAGCCGGCATATATTCCGGATAGATGATTGGCTGGGGGTAGGGAAGAAAAGCCATGCCGGCCCATTCGCCGTGTTTCACGCCCGTTTCAACTTTTGTGTAAACGACGGCGCCGGGAGAGAATATAAGCTTCATCTCTTCTTTTACCTGAACAGGATCCGGAAATACGAATGTGGCTTGTTGATTGGCAGCGTCATTAACCGCGGCATTGCTGGTTCCAAGCAACGTCGTGCTTGATCCGTCCTCATTGAGGACATAGATGGAAAGGGTCGTGCTGATGTTGTTGGCGCTTCCCCGGGCCACAGTGACAGACTTAATAGATGCCGAAGGCGGAGGATTTCCATCCATCTGCTCTCCCCACTGAAGCCGGTATTGCTGCCAGTTCAGGCCGCCCAAGGCTGCAATCTTTGCCGGGTCGCCCTCAAGAAATACCGGAGAGCCGACTGCTTCCTCGTGGAGAGTGCCGGCCGCCTGGATAAATTCAACCAGTGATGTGCGTCCCGTACCGTCCTGAGAGAGGGTGGCGTACATGCTTTTTTCCGACGTGGTGTCATTGGATGCTATGGCCGCCATAAATGACCCATTGTTGCCGTTGATGATCTTGCTTGTTTTCAGCCCTTCCGATGTCGACAAGGTCCATGACTGCCCAATTTCACCCGGGTTGAAGTAAGAGGTGATATTGATTTTATATTCACCTCCAGACGATGGAACGTCTACGGACTCAGGAGAGGCGGAGAATTCCCAGGCTGTAATATCCGGCATCCTGTCGGTGAGTGTCATGCTCAGCGATACCAGAAGACACAAATAACCGCCTTCCGGCGCCGGAGGAGGAATAAAATTCTTCGTCTCAAATTGGTAGCCGGTAATGACGGACGCAAAGCTCCATTGGGGCTGATCGGCAAACTGCATCAGCAAGTTGCCGCTTTGGTTGGAGGCGAGCCAGACGGCCAGATTTTCCTGGTATCTGGCCATGTCTTCATAATTTGTAAACCAGCGATAAAAGGCCAAGGTGCGATGCTCCAACGCGGAGCCAAGCCCCGCCGCAAAAGCCCTCGGCCCATCCACCAGGGATGTTTCATAGGTTTCCAGCTCTCCGCCGAAGCGGGGAGGTTCGGGGGTCGGGTCCCAAAGATTGAGTAATTCCAGCGTATTTCCTGCGCTGGAAACATATCTGGCCGAGTATGGAGCCTCGTAGATCATGGCGGCTTACAGCTGGGTATAATCCTCCACTCCCTGTGCGATGGCGCGTGCAATGGCACCGGGGTTGTCACGCATAAGTGCTGCGTCGTGTGAATTGGTGATGAATCCGCACTCACACAATACCCATGCCGGACGAGTCTGCTTGAGGATGGCAAGGCCTGGACGCGCTTGAATGGCATTGGCACGTCCAGGAAGCAATTTTGTCAGCGGTCCGGCAATGGAGGCGGCCAAGCGAGTCCCTTTTAGAGAGCCGGGATAGAAGCACACATGACCGCCACGGGCGTCTGAATTGTCCGAGCTGTCACAATGGATGCTGATGCCTATATCATATCCTCCTGCATTGGCGGTCCTGATGGTGGCGTTGAGGTCTTCCCGGTTGGACTTGCCCGGGTAATCAATGATTGTCACTTTGTGACCCTGGGCCCGCAGCATGGGGGCAAGATGGTCAGCAATGGTGGTTGCCACGGCGTGTTCTTCCAGGCCGTTGCCACGAGCCCCCGTATTGTGGGCGTGTCCGATGTCGATTGCGATGTTCATTTGTTCAGGTATTGGTTTATAATTGATGAGAAGTATCGAGGAATGCTCGGTAGTTGCCTATTTCCCGAGCTTGCGCTCAATGTCCTCCACACGGAGAGCGAGCAGTTGAATGGCCTTGGCGGTTTCCACTTGCGCCTGCGTCTGCATGGTCATCAGGTCGCAAAGCCGGTCATTGTGGTGGCTCATGACGTCACCGATGTACCAGCACGCCCCGCCGCAAATGGACAGAGACAAAATGACACAAGCAATCATTGGAGATGCCTTGGCTAATTCCAAAAAACGTGCCGGTACTTCGGAGAGTTTGCACATGGTCTTATTTCTTGCTCGGAATTACTTGTACGACGGGCGGCACATCCGTTTCCGGCTGGGCCTGGGAATAGGACAGGTGGCCCGGTTCCAGCACCAAGCAAGAACCGTCCTTACAAATCACCGTCTTGCCCTGGGTAACGTCCACGGAGTGGCCGCAGCCGGACAGGGACATTCCCAAACCGCCAATGACGGCGCCGGCGATGGCCGCCCCGGCCCAGTGCAGGGCCTTTTTCCACCAGGAGGACGCACCAGCAGCTTGTCCGGTCAGATAGTCCTTTACATCCTCAAGCGCATGCTTGCCCATAATCGGCAGGGCATGTTGCGTCAACGTATTCCAACCGGCTTTCTCGTCGTTTGGTAGTTCCTCATATTTGACCTGTACTTGCCCATTATACCAAGATTTACCGGCTGCATAAGCATTGTACATTTCCTCGGCTATTGCCTCGATGTGATTGCATTGATTTTTGTTAGTCATTGTTTTGTGTTTTGGTAAAATGTTTGAAGAACGCCACGGCGGCAGGGTCTGTGATGACAAATTCCGGATAGTCGCGGACTGTGAATATCCGCCGTCCTCCCTGAGCATTGATGGCCTCGACATCCAGCGCAATCTCATCCTGATGCCCGACGGGGGTGTAAGGATCATCCTCGCCGTAGATGGTAGCTGTCATCAAATGCGCCCATACCTGGGACGCCTGCCAGTCCTCTCCCATGCCCACTAGCGCGGCCACCACGGCGGACATAGCCGGAGCCTGGTCGGCGGGGATATCGTCTTGGGTGTAGTTGTCCCTATGAGTGTATCCGTCCTTATCTGGAAAAACAGCGGTCATCGTGAACTTGTCCCACGCGCCGGGAGAAGGAAACTGTATCTGTATTTGGGTATTATCCA